CAGAGCGTATGCGTATTGACTCTAGTGGTAATGTAGGTATTGGTATTACTGCACCTACTGCTAGATTGCATTTATCTACAGCATCAGGCTCAACTGCTTTAACAATGTCCACAAACAGCAATCAAAACAATAACTTCACTATTGTCAATGATGCAACCTATGGAATTTTTGCTTCAAACTATGGAAGCACAGGCGTAAAAGTTAAGTATGCTTTGCAAATGCCTGACAATTCAATGATTATTGATTCTAGCGGTTATGTGTATTTTGTTGGTTCAGGAACATCACCTTCATATTCACCTGCATCAGGTGTGCAAATATTAAATCTTGTTGGAAATACAGTAGGTGTTATTTCTATTGGTCATGCAAATGGAACTGCTAGTGGAAATAATTATGTAACTTTTGGATACAATTCAAGTGGTATTGGTTCTATTTCCCAAAACGGCACTACTGGCGTTCTTTATAATTTAACTTCTGATTACCGCCTTAAAGACAATGCCACACCATTAACAGGTGCTTCAGAATTTATTATGGCTTTGAAACCAAAATCTTGGGATTGGTGGGATGGCTCAGGTAAGGGTGTTGGCTTTATTGCTCATGAATTTATGGAAGTTGCCAAGTATTCAGGAAATGGTACAAAAGACGAGCTTGATGATGAAGGCAAGCCAAAATATCAATCTATTCAGCCATCTTCCTCAGAAGTAATGGCAAATCTTGTAGCTTTAGTCCAAGAACAACAAGCCCTTATTACAACAATGCAAGCCAAACTAAAAGACGCTGGCATACTAGGATTCTAAAATGACAACATTTAATTGGCAAGTAGTACAAATGGACAGATTAACTTCTGATGGCTTTGTAGTGACTGTTCACTACACAGTAAACGCAGTAGACGGTGACTTTACTGCTTCTACTTACGGCACAGTAGGTTATACACAGGGCGAAGGTTCTTATGTACCTTACGCTGACTTGACTGAAGCTGAAGTCGTTGGCTGGGTACAAGAGTCACTTGGTCAAGATATAGTAGAAGCTAGTCTGACTGCACAGATTGAAGCACAAAAGAACCCAGTACAAGAAGCTGGATTACCTTGGGTTACACCATTTGAGAACGCTATAAAGTCTTAATATATACTATTACATGGGAATAATCCCTAAACTTTAAAGGACAAAAATGAACTTAATTAACCTTTCTCAAGAACTTGTAGAAGCTATTTTTCAACATTTAATTAAAAAGCCTTATGAAGAAGTGGCTCATTTAATTGATCCATTGAAAGCCCAAGCTGCCCCTCAAATTCAAGCTGCTCAAGCTGCTCAAGCTGCCTCTACAGATGCTCCTGCTACTGTAGATGCTCCTGCTGTTGATCCAGCAACTTCTACAGTTCAATAAAAATGTCTTGGGAAGCTGTTTTCGCAGGGTTAACCCTACTTTATTTTATAACTAGCGGTTTTATTGGTTATTGGACTAATAGCATCGCTAAAAGTCAAGATAATTTAAGTAAATCCCAGGGGCAATTAGCCAAAGATTTAAAAAATCTTGAGGTAATGCTTCCCAATTCTTATGTAAAAAAAGCAGATTTGGACTATAGATTATCTAGAATTGAGCATATATTAGACCAAATTATGACAAAACTTGACAATAAAATGGATAAATCATAATGTTTAAAAAGATTTGTGCTTTATTAAGTCGAAAAGTTGAACCATTATCTCCAGAGCCAATGTTTCCAATTAAAAAAAGACCTACAATCAAAAAAGCAACAACCAGAAGTGTTGCCAAAAAATCAGTCAAGCCACCAGCAAAGAAAGTGGTAAAAGATGGTAACAAAAAGACCACCAGTAAAAAGAAGTAGAGTAACTACTAAATCCAAAGACAATATTGATAAGGCAATTGACCTTATAAAATGGGTAGATAACCCCTTTAAACTTTTTGCAGTAATACTATTATCCATAGTATTTTTCATTGGGTATTTTGCTTGGGATAGTCGACAAACCATACTAACAGCTATTTCCAATACCAATACTATTCCCAAATTAAGAACCCAGGCTGAAATATTGCCTATATCTCAGAAATTATTACAAGATTTAGATGCCCAAGTTGTAGTAGTAAATGAAGTAAATTTAACCACCAATCTCAGAACTACCATAGTTGCACTTTCTCAATCAGAAAGAAATCATGCTATGGAAGGTGTTGAATCTACCTTAATTTCCCCAGATCAAGGAAGAAATAAAGCTATAGTGGCAATGATGGCTGGAGAGGTCTATTGCGATGATTACAGCCCAAATTCTAAGGTTGGAGCATGGGAAGCTAGTCTAGGTGTCAAATATATGTGCCGAGGCTCTGTACCACCGCCTATGGGTCAATTTGCTGGTTATGTAGCTGTAGGCTTTAAAGATAAGCCAAATGATTTGACAGCAGCCAAAACTAGGATTAATTTAGCATCTACACAAATGGCAAAGTAATATGGATAATGAAAGATTATTCTGGATTATTTTAGGAATAGCTGCCTGGTTATTAATTGGCTATTTTATGGGCGCATTTATATGAAAATTTTAAAAGATATTTTGACTGAAGATGACAATACTACTTACTGCGCTGCAAGAGTTTGCTCTATTGCTTGCGTATTTGGTTTTCTTGTTATTTGCCTTATTCATGTTTGGCATGGTGGCACTATTGATTTTGATAAGTTGGGTTTGGGATTGGCTACTACGCTTGGTGGGTCTGGAATAATGATTGGTGCTAAAGCTGCCACCCAAAAAACTGAATAATGTTTATTTCAACCTATATAAAAATTGCCATTTTTCTATGTATTTCTTTGGGAAGTGCATACATTACCCATAAAATTGATGAATCAAACTATTTAGAGCAGGTTAATGACCAGATTAGACAAGCGGTTGAGCATGAAACTCAGGTAGTAAATGACCAGGCTGCTATTAGTCAAAAAACCCAAAAGGACAAAGATGAACTCCAAAACCGCTATGATGTTGCTATTACTGAACTTAGGGGGTTGCGCCAACAATCTGCCACCCAAGGAAATGAACCCACCACCCCTTCAATATCAAGTAAAGGACTCAGATTACTTGAACCAGATGCTGAAGTTCTTATCGGATTTGCAAAACAATGCGCCAATACCGAATTAGAAAGAAATGATGTCATTAATAAATATAATGCTTTAATGGTGAAATAATGGAATATTCTAAAGATGGTGCTCACCTTACTGAGCAATTTGAAGGATGCAAACTTACTGCTTATCCTGATCCTGCTACTGGTGGCGATCCTTGGACTATTGGTTATGGGCATACTGGCAACGATGTATACCCAGGCTTAACTATTACCCAAGAACAAGCTGAAGAATTGCTTATGAAAGATGTCCAGAAGGCTGCTGCTGATGTCAATGCAAAAGTAACTACCGATATGAACCAAGGCGAATTTGATGCCTTGGTGGACTTTGTATTCAATTGTGGTGCAGGTAACTTTAATGGCTCTACCTTATTAAAAAAAATTAATGAGGGAGATATGGAAGGCGCAGCCCAAGAGTTTGATAAATGGGATATGGCTGCTGGTAAGCATTTGGCTGGTCTTTTAAGGCGCAGACAAGCTGAAACTGCGGAATTCTTGTCCAACCTTGCATGAGTGCTGATTATTTTGATGATGCCTCGGATATGGAAGAATTACATAGAAATCTAGCAATAAAAAATATTCGAGATCAAAAAAAGAATCTTTTTAGCGGTCATTGTTTATATTGCAATGACACTATTTCAGAAGGCAGATTTTGTAGTCAAGAATGCCGAGAAGATTGGAAAATGGAAGAAAACTTAAAGAAAATCAAAGGCTTGAGATAAGCCCTGCAAGCTGTATTATTTGCATTAAATAGACTCTAATTTCTTGATTTTTAGCAAATTGATCGGCATTATCGTTAATTTTTTGAGCAATGCCAAGACTGTCAATTAAATCTTTAAATTCTTTATCGGTAATAAGCCCAGAATCAAATTGGGCTTTATATCCTTTGGCTTCTCCAGCTAATTCTTGAATATTCATCTTGGCTTATTTCCAGTAACTTTTTGAATTGATTCTGCGCTAGATTCAATTATATTCATCTTTGCTTTGCAATAAGCTGGGCTTGGGTTGTCAATCTTATGTAAACCATCCACCAACTTGTACAAGTCATTTACCAAGGCGATTTCCTGGTCATTGTCTGGAAGATATTGACTGTAATTTTTAAGTTCTAGGGTCTGTGTATACATAATGTATACATTTAATTTTGAGCAATCAACCAATTGAGCCTGGGTGCGAATGCGGTTGACATAGCTATATTCTATAGGGTCAAAGCTGCCAATCATTAAAGAGCACCCAGATAACATAAGAATTGGCAAAAACTTAATCATATATTCCAGCTTCCATTAATTTTTTTCTTAATCTTTGAATTTCTGCTTGCATAATTTGTAATTGATGTCTTAG